ATATTCTTTATCAGTTATTTTACTATTTTTAATATTATTTTGTGATAAAGAATTATTATCCTCTATACTTGTTAATCCATAATCAAATACTAATTTACTATCATATTCTAAAATATTTTGCGACGAATCTTCAAAAATACCAAAATTATCCATTAAATTAGATGACATATTATCCATATTACTACTGTATAAATAATCATTAGGACTAATATAACCTGTAGTACAATATCTTAAACAAAATCGTTTTGCTGCTATTTCAAAAAAATTAGAACCAGGTAAAGCTAAATACTGTTTCCCTGTAATTAATCCATTTTGTTGTATAGCATAAAATAAAAATTTATTAGAATTTAAAAATTCTAAATTTATATTTATAATATCACTATCAAAATCTAAAATATTTTCTTGATATGAAGTTTGATTAATTAAAATTTCATTTTCTGAATCATTGTAATATTTTTTTAAATGTTCGCCATATATATATATATTATCTATTAATAGTTCTGAATTATTTAATTCTAAATTTATAATATACTTATTAAAATTATCAATATTATTTAATATATTATTAGTATAATATAAATTTCTAGTAGTATCTGGATTTTGACCAGTATTAAAATAACTATCTTGTTTAATAATTATTTTATTTTGTTCTATAAAAGAAAAAATAATTTTTATATTACTATGTAATAAAAATTCTATAGGCAATGAATTACTAGTATCTATAAAAAAAGGTAATGGTATATAAATATCAACATATCCATCTTCATGATTTTTATATTTAGTTATATCATTCGTATTACCAATTAAAACATCTAATATTTTATTTTTGTCTTCTGTATTTAATAATTCATTATTTATTATTAATTGTTGGCCATAAATAGTATCTATAATTTTATTATCTATAATAAAATCTACTTTTTTAATCATTGCTAAAGTAAAATTTTTAACTAATTTCCATTCAGTAAATTTATTTTTACTAGTATCTATTTTATCATTTGAATATGCTGTTGTAGTATAGTTTATTCTTGTTTTAAAATATATATTTTTAAAATAATTAGCATCAGAATTTATTGTAACTTCTATATTTGATAAACCAAAATCTGGGTCATTGTCAAAAGGTATTCTTTCATTATGTATAGTATGTATTATATGTTTTTTATATATAAATTTAAAATATGTAAATTGTGGATTAGCTGTTAAATATAAATCTTGATGGCCTTTTGATACTAATTGAATTAATCCTCCTGTCATTTATATATTTATATACTATAATATTTTTAAATGACTTATTTAAAAATATTTACTAAAAAAAAAAAATTATATTCTAATTTAATTAGAATATGCTAATCCACCCATACCACTCATAATTCTTAGTACATTATAATTTACGGTATATACATTTACGGTTGTTGCTCCTAATTTAGTTGGAGTAGTTAATTCTAATGTTGCATTATCAATTCTTGAAAAATTACATGTTCCCGATGGTTGATGTTCAACGGCATTAATAGCAAAACTATAAACATAAACACCTTCAGATGGAGAGTTATGGTGCGATTGCCATGGTTGAACTTTATTAAAGTAATCAGCTTCTCTTGTATCAAATCTGTCTTGACCATTTAATTTTAATTTACCATTTGTAATTGTATGACCTGATCCATCGATATATCTACCTAAAATTTTACTAGCACCTAATTTAAATTTAGTATGAGTATTTAAATTAGCAGTTGTAGGAACAGCTGAAAATGGTTCAATAGTTGCAGAACCGGATTTTTCTAAATCTAATCCTGCAGTAGTAGATCCTAATCTCATTGAAGCTACTTTTGCGTGTAAAAGGACTGGTATATTAATACTATCCCATAAATTAGATTTATCAGCTACACCTAATACTGTAGCATTATCTGCTCTTACTGTAGCAGAAGTAATAACTGATACTAAATTATTAAAATATACATATGATGAATTCAATGTTGCACCAGTATGTGTCATTTCAACATCATTTGACAATGACGACGAACCAATATTATTATTATTATCACTTGTATCATGTTTTACTAATATTTGATTTAAACTATTTACCATAAAACTAAACATACCACCTGGAGTAGCAGGTGTATTTTTCATACAGTATCTTAAAATAAATGATTTAGTTGCTGATTCTAAATCATTACCTAAATATTCATTAGAGGTTGAACCCCAATCTAAACTATTAACCCAATATAATGCTTTACATGGATGATTAAAATGTAAATCTACTTTAGTAGTTGTTGTATCTTCATTTACACTTTTACTTTCATCCTGTACTTGTTCAATTAAATATTCATGAGATAATTGAGCGAATCTTTTTCTTTCTTCAGTATCTAAATATACATAGTCTACAATTAAATCCGCATCTGAAATAGTTGCGGTACCACCAACAGAGGTTGATTGGACAATCATATTAGCAGCAGTTTCAAATTCAAATTTAACTTTAACTTCATGATATTGTAAAGCAATTAATGGTAGTGCTGATCCTATATGTCTATTAAACCAAAAGTATAACGGAACGAATACAGTAGTTTGACCACAATCATTAGAATGTGTTTCAATATGTAATTTGGTATTACCGCCATTACCTACCATAGCATTAAAAGCTGATCCATGATCATCATCACTTGATAATTCATGCCATACTTCTAACCATTGTGATAAATGTTTATCAACTTTTTGTCCACCAATTTGTAATTCTACATTTTTAATCATAGCATGTCCAGGATTTTTAACCCAAGACCATGGATTTGTATGAGATGCGGTTGGACTTACTAAACTAAATGTTGCTCTTAAATACATTCTTGTTACTAAATCAGCGTTTCTATTAATTGGAACTTCACAATTTTTACCAAAAGAAGCATTACCTGTAAATGTTTGAGCAATTGGCTCAGTTGAAAAATTTGTATGTCTTTTATATACACCTTTAAAAAAAGTAATTTGTGGATTACCCGTTAAATAAACATCTTGTGCACCATAGGCTACTAATTGCATTAAACCTCCAGACATTTTTGTAATATATATATTAATAGAAAAGAAAATAATTTTTATTATATTTACTTATTAAATTAATAATTATTAAAAATAATTATTAAATATTAAAAATATCTATATTATATATTATACTTAACTCGTATATGCTAAACTACATAATCCATTTTTAAATTTAATAACATTATAATTTAAAGCAAAAATATTTAAAATACCATTTTTTAATGAAGAATTATGTGTAACTTCTAATACAATTCTATCTAATCTTGAAAAATTACAAGTTCCACTTGGTTGAAATTCGAAAGGATTTAATGAAAAACTATACATATTTACACCACATTTTGGAGTATTACACTTATGATTTAATGGTTGAATATAATTATAATAATCTCCTCTATGATTTTCTGTTCGTGTTAAACCATTCATAGTTATTCTTGCTTTACTACTGGGATTTTCATTAATATTTGGACTAATACTATAAATACTATTATCCATTATAATTTGTTTTGTAAATAAATTAGAATTAGAAGGACTATTCGTTAAGAATTCATATAAATTATTAATATCAATACCTTCATTTTGTATTTCTGATTTACTTGAAGATAATATTTTTGATAATATTAACATTGAAGAATGAGACCAATTATTATTAATTATTAAATTATTATGAGTATATGATGTTTTATCATTATTTTGACTTAATAATATTATATTATTTTTTAATTCATTACTAAATATTGAAATAATTTCATTTAATTTTGTTAAATTATTATCTAATACTAAATTACTATTAAATTTAGTAGTAGCAGTAGTAGGACTATAAGTAGCTTGTGTATCTTGCCAATTAATAACATTAGAAATAATAACTGGATAATATATTTTATTAGGAGTAGGTGTAAATACTACCCAATAATGTAAAATATGTTGTTTTAATTGTATTAAATCTACTTCATATGATTTATGATTTATTTTACCTAAATAATTAAAATCATGTTCTTTATTTATATGATGATTTTGTTTAATTACCCAAAATAAAGATTTTACAGGATGATTAAAAGTTAAATCAGTAGTTGTTTTAGAATTACTACTAATAACTGAATTATTTAAATTTGATTGAACTTGTTCAATTAAATATTCTGCTTCATTACTTGCAAAATATTTTCTTTCTTCTCTATCTAAAAATATATATTTACACAATAATCCGGATAAATCAGTTTCAACTAATTGTAATGTTGGTGTAAAAGAATTTGTTCCAATATAAGCATGATTTACTAAATATTTACTTTCTCTAAATTTAATATTTAAAATAATATCTTGATATTGTAATGCTACAATTGGTAATGCACAATTTTTATATCTACAAAACCAAAAATATAAAGGAATGTATAATTGTATTTTAGATTTTTGAAAAGTTGTTCCATTTCCATTTATTAAAGTATGATGTTTTTTACTATTTATTAAAGTATCATATGCATTATTATGATTATTATCATTTATTAATTCATGATAAATATTAAACCAATCAAAATAATGTTTATCTATAGTTAAACCACCAATTTTAAATTCTATATATTCTATTAACGCATGTCCTAAATTAGGAGGTAATGATACATATTGTTCAGATTTTTGTGGTATTGTTAATTCTAATGTAAGATCTAAAGACATATCTGAAATCATATCACCTGTTTTATTAATTTTAATTGGATTTAATGTTCCTAATTTTGGTATTCCTTCAAATGTTTGTAATATATCTTGCATTGTAAAATTAGTATGTCTTTTATAAACTGATCTAAAATGTGATGTTTGTGGATTACCCATTAAAATTATATCTTGTGCACCATATGCCGCTAATTGTAATAATACTCCACTTGACATTTTATATATATATATAATATATAAAATTTATAAATTTTATATAATTAACTAAAAGCAATACCCGCATGTCCAGAATAAATTCTTAACATATTATAATTTAATAAAAATATATGTAATGTACCTTTATTAAAACTAGAAAATTCTTTATGAGTATTTAAAATAAATTCTATATTATTTATATTAGAAAAATTACAAGTTCCTGATGGTTGATGATTCATTGGATTTAAAGCAAATGAGAATGAATTTACACCAGAATCTGGTAAATTAGTATAATAATCATATGATTGAATATAATTATAAAATGAAGAAGGTAATAAATCAATTCTATCTAAATTATTTAATTTAAATTTAAAAAAAGTCATTGGATTTGTGTTTTTATCTAAATATAATGAATAATTATTATAATCATATATTTTCATATCATAATTTTCATGTGCAATACACTCATAATTAAATGATATTCTACTAAAATTTGTAAATGGATAATTTATATTATTTATATTAGATATTGTATTTGAATTTGTAAATAATTCTATAA